GTTATCAGTTTGCCTTTATTTGGTTTAGACATACCGCAACTGATTGTTCCATTTACGGAAATAATCTTTGATGCATTTTGGCTCATATTTAAAATTTGTGCTTTTATTGCATCTCTTGTTTTTTCTAAAGATTTATATTCTTTGTTAACTAAATTGTATTCATCAATTAATTTATCCATGTCTTCATCAGCATTAAGAATTAAACTTGCGTCTGCTTGGTTACATAAATTTTTCATTATGTACTGTGAATCTCTTGTGTAATCAACATCAGGTGGAGTATTGGTTTTGATTCTTTGCCAGAAATTTTTAACTTTTTCTTTAATAATTTTGCCAATCTCTGGATCTCTTTTACTTTTAACTACTTTCATAGTGTTACCACCAACAAGTGCAACTATGTAACCCACGTTATAACCAGTAATTTCTAGCTGATGTTGGAGTTGTAAAGATATATGGTCGGGTGGCGAAATAGTTTCTTCGTCATATTCAATCCAGTTATTTTTATATGCTAATGAATCTACGTTTTTTATCTCAAGGATCATAGGTTCTTCTTCACTTACAATTTTGTAATCAAAAGATGATCCCATGCGTGAATCTTCGTCACGGATATAAACATCGAACTGCTCAACCTTAAATTTGTTGCGTTCTGCAAATTCTAAAGCGATAGAATCCTCAAGTCTGCGACCCCATGCCATTCTTTCTGAGTCTGGGACGCTAACTACGACCTTATCTTTTTTCTGGTGGTACAGTTCAAACTCAGTCTGGTATGGGTTGAGATTAAACAATGCTGATACCTCAGTAGAGGTAACATCAAGCAATCTGTTTTCTAGCCATGATTGCTTGTCTGTAATTGGATAAGATTTTGTTGTCATTTGTTAGACTCCTTTTGAAATTGAATGAATTCTTTGTCGGGAACTACGACTGATTCCCATTTGGCTACTGTCTCGTACTTCCAACGATAAGGCCAGAGAGGGGAGGAGATGTCCTTCTCCACCTCCCATGTTCCAGTAAATTTACGTTGCCTAATGTTGTCTCTACTAAAAACTTTACTGTCTATTTCAGATCTAACTTCGTTTAAAATTTCGTAAAGAGAACACTCGTCATTGGTGTAGACAGTAATTGTATGTTTCCTCATTAATAAGTAACCTCACCTTTGTTATCAATTTTTACGGCATAATCAATTTCTGAAGGACGCAAAATAGTATCAACTTTTTTTGCTTCGATAAAAGTATCGCCTTCAATAATGTGCTGACGAATTAAAGCCTTTGCTTGTTCTTGATCTTTGGCATCAATTCGGTAATAGTCAACGTGAGTTTGAGTAACTCGTACTTCGTATTTGGTCATTGGTTTGATTTTGTAAATAAAAAATTTGTAAGGGATCAAAATAGATGCCCCCCGAAGGGGGCAAATTTAATTTAAGAAACTACCTCTAAGTCTTCAATCTTTTTGAGAGATGGACAACCTGCCCATTCACGGTAAAATCGATTTTCTTTGTAGTCTTCTGACTCTTTATCTTGCTTGTCGCAATCAACTAGAGTCATGCCATCGAATGCCCAGTTTTCGCAGTCTTCAATGTCGAAGATAGTTACTGGTATAACTTGCCAACCTTTAAGCTTAAACATACGTTTAGCTTCTCTAACGCATCTGGTAGCGTGTACAATGTTTGGATCGTAGCCAATAGACCATGTGTATTGTCCGTGGCTTACCCAACAGAAAGCAATTACTTGTCTGTCTTGTTTTTTGTACTCAACTTTTCTAGTTGAAGTTTTAGACTTAGATAAGGTCATAATTGTTAATAGAAATTAGTAATTTGACATTTGAAGGTTTTACCCTTCGTAAACCATTGTAGCACATATGGCAACATATGGCAAGTAATTAAAAAGGGGGCGGTGTTGCCCCCAACGGTTAGAATACTAGTTTTCTAGCGTTCACTCGTACAGTTGTTACTGTTGTAGTTTGCTCTACTAAAGACAATCTGTCTTGTAGTAATAGCTTAACTTTTTTTGTATCTAAAGATGTTCTTTCTGCTTTAGTAACGATTACTGAAAACATTGAACCTTCTTTGCAATCAATTTTTGATTTGATAGCTTTTTTCTTAAGAGCTTCAATCTTTCTGAGGATGTCAGCAGCTTGTGCCTTAAGGTGTCCATAGTCATCTGCATCTTGTGCGGTGAATTCTGGAAGTTTTGGTCTGCCCATGTTAAATAAGAATTAGAAATAGAATTAAATAAGGGGTGAGAATAAAAGTCATAATTAAAATTATGTATCTTCATTTTTAAGTGTAGCCTAAATAGCAACAGTCGTCAAGTAACTAATTAATCGAAGGCATCTTTTCTTTTCCAGATTTCTACTTCTGTCTTGCATACTGGGCATGATGCATTGGTTAATACTGAGAAGTCAGGGTAACCAATCATCCCCTCGTCAATATCGACATCACCTCCGACAATTAATTCTTCATGTCCGCACCAGTAGCAATTCATAATCCTACCCGTATAGTAGAAGAGGTAGAACTATTATTTATATACAAAGTAGTTGTTGAATGTGGTATATATTCTCTTGTTGTTTGATTTTGGTTAGCTAAACCAGTACTTTCAATTCCTTTTGCATACCCTGCTTGATAACCTTGGTCAAATGCGTGTTGGCTGCCCTCTGTAAAGCCTTTTTGATAGTTTGCTTGTAATGCCTGCTCAATCTGTTGTTGCGTTGGTTGAGGGTGTTCTGACAACGTAACGTGCAATCCATCTTTTTTTATTGCATTTATAAATTTATGTGCAGCTACTATCGCTTCGTTTTCATTTGGATTATTTGCTGCTAATGCATACAATTTTTGTAATTTTTCTAATTTTTTTTGATTCATTCTTCGCCAAAAATAATATTGTACGGTGTTAATTCATAACCAAGTTCCCATGCTTTCTCTAATACTTTTTTTTGTTCTGTTGCAGGGATGCAACCATGTCTTTTAGCCCATTTAGAAATTGCAGAAGGATCTTTGTGAATAGCTCTTCCCAAAGCTCGGACTCCACCGAATTCTTCTATTACAACTTGTAAGGGGGTTTTTGTAGTTGATTTCATATTTACATTGTAGCCTTAAATGCAACAAATAATCAAGTAATTAGGCAAAAAAAAAGAGGGTGGTTAACCCTCACGAAAAATAGATTCGATTTTGTCTCTACACTCTTTTGCCTGGTCTTCGGTAATGTGTGCAGCGAATGATTCAGCCATGCTTTCACATTCTTTTTGTAGTGCTTCATCTTTTGTAGTTAAAGCTAATACTAAAGCTTGATAGTATGCTTGTTGATGATTTTGAATTTTACGGATTTCCATTTTTTTTAAAAATTAATTTGAATAAAGAAAAGGTGAGCTTATTGCTCACCAATTACTAGGTTGGCTGCCTTTACTGCATTGCTGAATACTTTCATTAATGCTTGACTAGGGTTCTTAGCATTCTTAACAGACTTAGCCCAACTTGAGATATACGCTGCATGGTTTTTAGTATTACAAGTGATTTGTAATCTATTAGCTATCAACACAGAACTAAATTCTGCTGTCAACTCCTCAAGTGGACGATAAGTGCGGTACTCATTCAACCATTTGCGATTAAGGCGGTCTTTATGTCCGCTCGCATGGGAAAGTTCGTGACTTAGCGTTGATAGATACTCCTCATCGTTAGTAAAGGAGCTTCTCTCAGGCATTACCACATGATCTAATTGATCTTGATAGTATGCTTGGTCACCTCCATGAATTAGGCCACCTTTTAGATCCTTAGAAAAGATCATCAGGCGGTCATGGGCAGTTTTGCATCTCTCAGAAAGTGGTCTAGCTTCCTTGTTGCATTCTGCCTTAAAGTCAGCGATTGCTTTATCAAGTTTGGCCTGACCCTTATCATTTAATCCGACTAGATCTTCCGCATTAAATACAGAAGCACCCTTAAAAGTTAATTTCATGTAAAAGTCAGGATTACCCTCTTTGTCTAATTTGGGCGAACCGTCCTCATTTTTTAAATCAATCTTTAATAAATTTGGTCTTAAAATCTTAGCTGCCTTACTACCCTTTTTAGGAATACAGTTAAAATCTTTTTTGGCTTGACCGTATCCAATCCACATAGGTAATGTTTGACCTCTTAAAGTCATATACATTTGTAGGATGATTGGATTTGCACCAGTATAGGAATTGCCAGTAAGAAAGTTGTGCTGACCCTTAGACTCTGTATTTGTCCAAGGCTTAGACCAGCAAGCATCAAGCTTATCTGAATCTAATAATTCCATAAAGTCTGCAAGAATTTGATCTTCGACTTTGACTGATGGTTTCTTTGCTGTAAATGTCATTGTGTAGTTAATTGAATTAGTTAGTGACAATGGGTTCATTACTGAACTTATATATAATGTAGCCTATATGGAAACATATGTCAAGTAATATATTTCAAATATTGCAATTTAACTAAAAATTTCTTATATTTTATTTAATTTTATTCATTTTTTTATGACTGCTTCAACTCCAGTTAAAACCTTAGTAATTGGGGTTAACAGTAAAGGATATAGAATTAATTCTTACCATCACAACCACAACCCTAGAATTAGTGATGTTATTGTTGATGCCTTGCGTGATTTACACGAGGAGGACGGTATAGGATATTCTACTTTGTCTAAAATTTTTAATTTGAATAAACATACTATCGCTAAGATATGTCGTTATGAACGCAGAGCAGATTATCCTGACAGATTCAAAACAATCAAAGTTAGGTAGACCAATTAAAAAGCCTGATCCTGTAATTGTTGAGCAGGTTTTAGAATATGTTGCTAACGGTGGTACTTTGCGATCATTTTGTAGGCAGAAAGGAATGCCTTCTTATAGAACTTTGTATCGGTGGTTGGATAAGGATAAAGAGTTTATGTCACGCTTTACGCATGTAAGCAGGTTTCTTGGAGCTAGAGCAATTGCAGAAGAAGCTTTAGCACTTGTCGATACTCCTCCTCCTATGATCGGGGAGGGAGAGAATGCAAGAATGGATAATGCTCATGTTAACTGGATGAGATCAAGGGCAGATTTAAGACTTCGGTTATTGGCTAAATGGTATCCACAAGAGTATTCAGAGAAGTTAATAGGAATTGAAACTAAAGGTGATATTAATGTAAATGTAGTTACTGGAGTTCCTCAGTAAGAACGCAGTCAAAGATAATGTGAATTCTGTCTGTATCCCCTATGTTATCGGCTGTATGGGGTTCTTTATGGTTAAACCACCAAACATCCCCAACATTAAACTTTTGTTCTTGATGACCGCACGTTTGGCTGCAGAATTGATTTGATTTAAGGACAATATGAAACCTTGAATAATAGTCCGCATATGTTCCTTGGTCATTGTGTTTTGTAACGTGACCGCTAGGCTTCAAGTTAACTATTAGTACCCTTCCCATCTCCTTAACTTGTAGCTGCTCTAGTATTGGTCGCATTAATGGAACTAGGGCAGGCTTGAGATATTCCATGCATGGATAGTCATAGCTTCCAGTATCCCAAAGAACGTAGTATTGCGACATCTTGAGAGGACCTCGAACATAAATACTCTCGGTATCTTTATGTGGTGAATTAATAAACTTTTGTCTTGTTTCTATTTCTTTCCATAACTCAGGTTTGGCATCCAACAATTGAAGCAATGGCTCAACGTCTAAGCCTTCGGCTATGCGTTTAAAGTTAAAGGACTTTGTAAGGGTCATAGTCGGTCTTTTGTGTGGATTGTTTACGTCTTTTGATGTATATATCCTCTGGTTGTTTTTTGGCTACTGGGAGAGCAAATGTAAGGGCTAGTGCATCAGCTAGATCAGGTGACCCTGCACCCTGTAATCTCTTCTTAATCTGATCCTTAGACTCTAATACTCGTCTACCTATATTGTCATACCAATAAATGGGAGTAGCTAGTTCCTGTTTAAGAGCTATGTCGTTAGGTATTGCCCCTCCTTCTTCTATCCATTGTTTCATTAACCACCACATCTCGGATCTACGGTTTATGTATTGATCAGGTTTAGTGGCCTTACCACCAAATGGAATCTCGATAACGTCATACGATAGTTGTCTTAGTCTGTCGATAACTCCACTCCCTGCCCCTGCGTCACAAAATACAGCATCAGGATCATGCTCTTCTATCAGGTTGGCAACTCTTGTAGCTAGTTCCATATTGTCAATACCTCGGTAGACCACAGGTTTAAATGCTTGTCTCCCCTGCCTACGAAATACAACAGAACGGTCATCCCCAAATCTTGCAGGGTCAATGCCTAAAACTATAGGAGATAACTTTACATGGTCAGATTGATATGTCCTTTTAGCTGCATCCTCGGTATCTGCTAAAGCTATTAACTGGTCATCACCCTGTGCTGAAAAGTCGCATAGGTACTCACGAGCAAATGATGTCTCACTCATGTCTCGTTTAAGACGAGTTACTTCATTAGGATGTAGGGAATCTGTGTCATAAACGGTATATCTGGCAGCAGTCCAATCATCTTCTTCTATTGCTTTGTAATACAATTCAGAAAATAAATTAATTCCTGATGGAGTACCGATAAATATAGACCACCCCAAACGGTCAGAAAGTGCAGGCTGTACAATATCTGTCCATAGTTCGTTTTTTAACTGTGCAACTTCATCCATGACTATGCCATCTAGACGTAAACCACGCATAGCATCAGGATTATCACCACCAAATAACCTAATTATTGCACCATTATGTCTAAATTTTATAGATAATTCACCCTCATTTATTTCTATAGCTGATTGTTGTCTTAATGGTTCAATTTTTTGTTTTAATCTAGCCCATGCGATGGCTTTTGCCTGACGTAGGAAAGGAGCAACGTAGACAAACATAGATAATTCTTTGTCTGTTTTCATGGCTTTGTCTATTAGTTCCATGATAGCCAGTTCAGTTTTACCAGAACGTCTATGTAATGCGTAAACACTAAACCTTTTTTTGTTTATATGACATTGTCTTTGCCATTCACGAGCGGTATAGTCCAGACTTACTTGCATTAATTAAAAATAGTTCCAATAATAGATATATACATTATATCCCTTATGACTAGTGTGACCGTAACTGCTGATAGTACAGCTAGTGTAAACGAAAGTAGAGTACCTAAAACAGAAATTAGACTCTGCACGTTAGATGAATTCAAGGTATTAGCAGAACCATTGTTTGAAGAGCATTACGAAGAAATTGCTCGTAACAAACAAGTAATGAAGCTAAAGCCTAATTGGCCGATGTATGAATCGGTGGACAATAACGGATTCTTGTTTATTTATCTAGCAATGCAAGGTGATGTATGTATTGGTTATTCTATGAATATCATCATGCATCATTTTCATTATGCAGATCTAAGGGTTACCCAGAATGACGTTTTGTTTGTCAAAAAAGAATTTAGGGGTGGACGATTAGGTTTAAAATTGATAAAGGTTACAGAGGATCACGCAAGGTCTGAAGGCTGCAAATTGATGTTATGGCATGCTAAAGAACACACCGCTTTAGCTAAGTTATTACCTAAATTAAAATATGGTGTACAAGAAATCATGTATTCTAAGGAGATTTAAACAATGGTAGTATCAGCCGTTATTGTAGGAGCAGCTACTGTTGGATCACAGTTATATGCATCGCATCAACAAAGAAAACAACAAAAAAAACAGTTAGCATTGCAACGACAAGCAAATGAGGATGCAAGAACAAGAGCAAAAGAAGCATCTGACCGTGCTGATATTGAATTTAATAAAGCCAATAGAAAGAGAGCAGATGTTAGTGCGTTAACTCAAAAAGAAGAACAGGCAGCGATGGCAGGGCCTGCGGGTACATTACTTACTGGAGTACAAGGTGTGGACACAAAAGATTTAAACTTAGGTGGCAACACTTTATTAGGTAGTTAAATAATGAAAACAAAACGTGCAGATTTGTTAACTAGGTGGGGTCACTTGAGAGCAGAAAGAGCTACATGGTGGTCGCATTGGCAAGAGATAACAACATATTTGTTACCAAGAAACGGACGTTATTTTGAACAGGATAGAAACAAAGGTCATAGAAGGCATAACAGTATTTATGATAATACAGGTACAAGAGCGTTAAGAACATTAGGTGCAGGCATGATGGCAGGTGCGACATCCCCTGCAAGACCTTGGTTTAGGCTAGGTACGGCTGATCCAGATTTAAATAGATTTACACCTGTTAAGTTATGGCTTAATGACGTAACAGAACGTATGCAATTAGTGTTTCAGAAATCTAATACATATCGCACATTGCATAGCGTGTATGAAGAACTAGGAGCGTTTGGTACAGCAGGTTCTATAATTTTACCTGATCCAAAGACAGCAATACATCATTACCCTGTAACAATTGGAGAATATGCAATAGCTACAGATTATCAGGGCAGAGTTAATACTTTGTATAGAGAATTTCAAAAAACCGTAGGAGAAGTTGTAAGAGAATTTGGATATAAAAAATGTTCAACGTCCGTTAAGAACTTGTATGACAGAGGTTCATTAGATCAATGGATCACAATTATTCATGCAATAGAACCAAGAGATGATAGAGAACGTGATTTTAAAAAGAAAGACAATATGAACATGGCATATAAATCTTGTTACTTTGAACAAGGTGGAGATGGCGAAGATGTACTAAGAGAAAGTGGATATAAAGAATTCCCTGCTGTAATACCTAGATGGAGCATAGCAGGTGGTGATATTTATGGCAATTCACCAGGTATGGAAGCTTTAGGAGACATAAAACAGCTACAACATGAGCAATTACGCAAGGCACAAGGCATTGATTACCAGACAAAACCACCATTGCAAGTACCAAGCTACATGAAAAATAGAGATGTAGACAGTTTACCTGGTGGAGTTACGTTTATTGATGGGCAACAAGGCAAGATAGAGACAGCATTTAACGTAAACCTTAATTTAAATCACTTATTAGCAGATATACAGGATGTAAGACAACGTATAAATAGTAGTTTTTATGCTGATTTGTTTCTTATGTTGGCAAATGCTACTGATACAAGGATGACAGCAACGGAAGTAGCAGAACGTCACGAAGAAAAACTGCTTATGTTAGGTCCTGTATTAGAAAGATTACATAATGAATTGCTAGATCCGTTAATAGATAATACATTTAACAGAATGTTAGAAGTTGGATTAATACCACCTGCCCCAGAAGAGCTACAAGGAATGGAATTAAACGTAGAATTTGTATCTATGTTGGCACAAGCACAACGTGCTATTGGTACAAATAGCGTAGATAGGTATGTTAATAGCATGGGTATGGTTGCACAAATGAAACCAGATGTACTTGATAAATTAGATTCTGATGCATGGGCGGATGGATATGCCGATATGTTAGGTGTAGATCCTAAGTTAATTGTTGCAGGTGAAAAAGTAGCTAAGATACGTCAAGCAAGAGCAGAACAACAGCAAGCAATGGCAAAGGCGGAAGCAGAACAACGTGCAGTTGATAACGCAGTAAAATTAAATGATTCTAAAACTGGTGATCCATCTATGATGGATATGATGAACCAGTTTAGTGGTTACAATTCACCATCACCATTGGAGGTATAAAATGGAAGATCCAAATTTTACAAGGATGTCACCTGATTTTAAAAAAAGGTATAGAAAAATGATAGAAGAACACAACAGACAAGAAAAAGAAAAGAAAAAAAACAAATCTAAATTAGAAAAATTTGCAGATACATTGTATGGAGGTAACAAGTAATGGCTGAAAAAAAAGGTGTTATTTCTAATATTCAACGTAGAAAAATACAAACATATAAAGCAATGGATGAAGCAGGTATGTTAGACGATAGAGCTAGAAAAGATATGGAAAAATTAAGAAAACTTTACCCATCAATGTTTTAATTATGAAAAATCAAGGATTATGGGCAAACATCCACGCTAAACGCAGAAGAATTAAAGCAGGTTCTGGTGAACGTATGCGTAAACCAGGTGAAGAAGGAGCACCAACAGCAAAAGCATTAAAAGATAGCCAAAGTAAAAAGAAGAAAAAAGCATAAGGTGTGACCGTAACCCAGTTATTGCTAGGTATATTAAGTCATGAGTGAATACAATCCTCTCGACCTCAAGAGTCAACAAAAATCTAAAGACAATAAAAAGTCTGAGGAAAGAATTGACCGCCAAAATGAAGAGTCGGACATCAAATGGCTGATGAGCAGCAAGAGGGGTCGCAGATTAATCTGGAGACTTCTGGAGCAAGCAGGTGTTTTTCGATCATCGTTTAACACTAACGCAATGGCAATGTCATTTAGCGAAGGTAACAGAAACTATGGTTTGCAAATACTAAACTTGATTCACACTCTCTGCCCAGAGTTATACCCGACAATGATTAAGGAGCAAAAAAATGTCAGAAACGCTGATGACGGAAGCCGACCAAACCAATGAAGGCAGCGAACAACAGCAATCAGTAGATACTGCTACTAGTGAGCAAACTACTGACACACAGCAGCAAGCTGAAAATGTGCAAGATCAACAAGTTTCGGATGAAACCACTGTTGAAAGTGAAACTAGCGAATCAGAAACACCAGAAGGTGCGCCTGATAAATACGAATTCAACGCAAAGGTGGCTGACGCACCAGAAGAACTCGACCCCGAAGTTTTAACTGCTTTCGGTGAAGTCGCTAA